GACGGAGAGGTGTTGCCATTCTAAAACCAATTAAAAGCGAGGGGAGGGGCATTCTCTCCCCTTTTTTTGGCTCTAATCGGTGACGAAAATGCTAAATTATTCTCCTCTATACTATATATATATATATTCTATTATTATTATTATTTATTAATTATAAAGGAAAGTTAAAATTGACATTATCGACATTAGTATTAGTAATCAGCAAGTTATCTAATCAAAATCTATCATAAAATCGACATACAATGACACATAATATAACAATCTTCCAAAATATCAGGGATACGGACACTCCGTTCTATCGTGACGTGCATATAATCCTTGAAAGAATAAAGAATGGAGCAACAAAGGAGTTAGTAAAGAAGATTCGTTTAGAGAAAAGAAAACCTGAGCGAAATGAATTAAAGAAACAATTGCCCGCTATATGCTTTAGCGGAGAGTTCAATAAGAGAGCCGACAGCGCGTTAATTGCTCATAGTGGACTCATATGCTTAGACTTTGACGGATACGTTAAACAGAAGGAGCTATTGCAGGATAAGGAGAACCTATCAAAGAACAAGTATGTGTTCTCGGTATTTATATCTCCATCAGGTAACGGACTTAAAGTTTTAGTAAAGATTCCCGCAGACGCAGAGAACCACGTAAACTATTTTAATTCCCTTGAGAAGTATTTAAATTCACCATACTTTGACAAGACAAGTAAAAACATATCAAGAGTATGCTACGAGTCTTACGACCCGCTGTTACACATCAACGAAAATTCGTCAATTTGGGACAGCATCGAGGAGGCAGAGTATACCGAAGTAAGTAAGTACAAAGACAAGCCAACAATACCAATCACGGACGAGAACAAGATAGTGGAAATACTTGTGAAGTGGTGGACATCAAAATACCCAATGGCTGAGGGGCAAAGAAACCATAACGCATTCATACTTGCAATGGCGTTCAATGACTTTGGAGTAAACAAGAGTCTTGCATCGTACGTACTAAACCAATACGCAACACAAGACTTTACCATATCAGAGATTCAAAGAACAATCGACTCGGCATACGTGCACACTACAAACTTTGGTACGAAGTATTACGAGGACGAGGAGAAGGTAAATCAAATCAAAGCAAAACTTAGAAGAGGTGTTTCAAAAAAAGAGATTCGCTATCAGTTACAAGATTCCCATTTGGATAGCGAGATTATAGAGGCTGTACTGAACAAGGTTGAGGAGGAGAATGAGAAGCAAACTTTTTGGAACAAGAACGATAAGGGAGTCATCAAGATAATTCATATTCTATTCAAGCAGTTCTTGGAGGATTCAGGATTCTATAAGTATTGTCCTGAAGGTGGTAAGAATTACGTCTTTGTGAAAGTAACCAATAACCTGATAGACCATACATCAGAGAAAGAGATTAAAGATTTCGTGCTTGCGCACCTATTTGAGTTGGATGACATCAGCGTTTACAATTACTTTGCGGACAATACGAGGTTCTTTAAGGAAGAATTTTTATCGATGCTATCGACAATAGATATTTATTTTATTGAAGATACGAAAGACTCTGCGTACCTTTACTATAAGAATTGTGCGGTTAAGATTACAAAGAGAGAAATTATACCAATAGATTACTTGGACTTGGGCGGATACGTTTGGAAAGACCACGTGATTGATAGGAATTTTAATATTTGTGACGTTACGGACAGATGCGATTACAAGAAGTTTGTATCAAACATTTGTGGTAACGACGAGGCAAGGACAAGTTCAACGGAGAGTACAATAGGATTCCTACTGCACGCTCACAAGAATTTATCATTCTGCCCCGCAGTAATTTTAAATGACGAGGTTATAAGCGATAACCCCGAAGGTGGTACAGGGAAGGGATTGTTTATGAATGCGCTTAGCTGTATGAAGAAGTTAGTCGTTATAGATGGAAAGTCGTTTACATTCGAGAGGTCGTTTGCCTATCAGTTGGTGTCAGCAGATACGCAGATACTATGTTTCGATGACGTGAAGAGATACTTTGACTTTGAAAGATTATTCTCAGTTGTAACTGAGGGACTAACGCTTGAGAAGAAGAACAAGGATGCGATTAAGATTCCATTCAGCAAGTCTCCTAAGATAGCTATTACAACAAACTATGCTATCAAGGGCTCAGGTAATTCATTCGCAAGAAGGAAGTGGGAGATTGAATTGCATCAGCACTATAACAAGACCCACACTCCGCTTGATGAGTTTGGTAAGTTAATGTTTGGAGATTGGAATGATGACGATTGGTGCGAGTTTGATAATTATATGATTGGTTGCCTGCAAGGATTTTTAAATACGGGATTAGTTAAATCTAAATTTGTGAACTTAAAGATTCGTCAGCTGTCAGCAGAAACTTGTCACGACTTTATTGAGTGGTGTGGATTGATTGACGGTCAAGAGACATACAGACATCTTGAGTCAGAGAGAAGATTGTATAAGCAAGATTTGTATCAGGATTTTATCAACGAGTACCCTGACTATGGACCAAAGGCAAAGATGACAATCAGCAGAACAAGATTCTATAAGTGGTTAATTGCTTACGGAATATTTAAAGAAGGCATAATGCCCGAAGAGGGAAGAGACCAACAAGGGCGTTGGATAATAATTAAAAAGAAACAAGATTCAGTTAATCAAAATATTTTAAACAATGAGTAACGATTACGATTACATAAACCCTTCCCACTACAAGGTTGGTGGGAAGGAAGTCTACGAGATGATGATAGACATTTGGGGCAAAGAAAAATACATTTCTTATTGCGAGATGAATGCGTTCAAGTATCGTATGAGATTGGGGCATAAGCCCAACCAACCCGTCGACAGAGATTTAAGCAAGGCGAAGTGGTACGAGGAGATGGCATCCAATTTGAGAAGCGAATTAGATAAACAAGAGAAAATTAAAAATAATTTTGGACCAATAATAAATAGACTATGAGAACAGGAGTTGAATTATTAAGAGAGATAGTTGAAAACAAAGCTAACGAGTTAGACGCAGATTTCAACCAATACCAAGCGGGTGCTAAGAATGCATTAGTAGAAGTGTTAGAAATTATTAATGAGTTATTTTTTATAGAAGTTAAACAAGAAACAGAAAAGTTATGAGCGTAATATTTATAATACTCGCAGCGTTTTGCAACGCGGTAATGGATGTGCTATCAACGAGATACTACATTTCAATTTTTAGTATTCCAAAGAACCGCCAGTTCTGGGATTGGAATATGTCGTGGAGAAATAAATGGCAGTGGGGCGAAAAAGCAAACGGAGAGAGATTTTTATTCTCAAGTACGATGCTATCGTTCCTTACGGACGGATGGCATTTGGCTAAGGCTATTATGCTAATGTTCATTTCATTTGCAATTATTTTTTATAAGCCGATGTTAGGCGTGTTGGATGTATTTATATTTTCAATTACGTGGGGATTAACATTTGAGTTTTGCTATAACAAATTATTAATTAAAAAAATAAAATGACAGACGAACAATACATTCACGTTGCTATGTTAAATTCATTTAATGTAGTTACGGGTAAGATTTCAATAGAGGACTTATTGTATTCAGGTTTGAATATGGTAGTTCACTTGCCAAGTGAAGATATAGAGGAAGACAAGCTATTGATTATGATTGCATACTTTGAACAAGAGGAGATGTATGAGGAGTGTATTGAGTTGCGTAAAATATATGACGAAAGATTTTCGGAGATAACTATTCCAAAGCCCGTTGTAAAAAATATATGTGATTGTAAGAAACCAACAATAACAAAATATAGCAGAAGTGTAAGATGTGGAACGTGTAACAAACAAATAATCTAATGGACATACTCGAAAGAATACCATCATACTCAGATGAGATGATGTGGAAATATTGTGAGTCACTAAAAAATATTGTTCTCACAAAGAAACCAAATAAAGACGCATTAAAATACTATACACCAAAAGAAATAATTGATAGAGTTGTTTTGAGTTGTGATTACTATAAAAATAATATGACAGGTTCAGATAAGTTTAAACTACGAGATTACCAAGAGAACATTATTCAGTGGGGCTCAGAGATTCTATCTGCAAAAGGATTCGTGTATCTTACTATGGAGGTTAGAACGGGTAAGACGCTAACAAGTTTAGGCATAGCAAAGGCTATAGGTGCTGAGAATGTTTTATTTATTACAAAGAAGAAAGCAATTGACTCTATTGAACGTGATTACAATCTAATGAATGGTACGTTCAATTTAAAAGTAATTAATTACGAGAGCCTACACCTTGTAGCTAACGAATGTAAGTGGGATTTAATCGTATGCGATGAAGCGCATTCAATGGGGGCTTTCCCAAAGCCAAGCAATCGTGCTTCGTTGGTGAAGTCGGTGATTCAAAAATACAAAAGCAAAGTAATTTTATTGTCAGGTACACCAACGCCTGAGTCATTCTCTCAGATGTACCATCAAGTGTATGGTATTCCTAATAACCCGTTCAGTGAGTTTGTAAACTTTTATAAGTTTTGTGCGAAGTACGTTAAGATAAAGCAAAAGAAAATTGGCAGTATGTTTATTAATGATTACAGCGAAGGCTTACCAAGCATTCTCGATGTGATGAGACCATACACCATAAACTATACGCAGGCTGACGCAGGTTTTAAAGTTGTAACGACAGAGAATGTTTTACAAGTAGAGTTGAAGCAGTCTACGTACGAGTTAATCAAAAGACTTAAAAAAGATTTAGTGATAGAGGGTAAGGAAGAGTCTATATTGGCTGACACCGCAGTGAAGTTGATGAGTAAGCTACACCAATTATATTCAGGTACGGTTAAGTTTGAGAGCGGTAAGTCTATGGTAATAGATAACACCAAAGCAGAGTTTATCAATTCACATTTCAAAGGTAAGAAGATTGGTATTTTCTATAAGTTTAAAGAGGAATTGAATGCGCTTAAGGATGCGTTTGGTGATGAGCTAACAACAGAGCTTAGTGTCTTTGAAGACACAGACAAAAGTATAGCGCTACAAATTGTATCAGGCAGAGAAGGAATATCTTTAAAGCAAGCATCGTGTCTTGTTTATTATAACATTGACTTTAGCGCAACAAGCTATTGGCAGAGCAAAGACCGAATGACCACAAAAGAACGTCTTGAGAATGAAGTGTATTGGGTCTTCGCCAAGGATGGTATTGAATATGACATCTACAAAGCAGTAACAAAGAAAAAAGATTATACAGTTTCACATTTTAAAAAATTATTATTATGACAAGTTTGACAGATTACTTGTTCCATTACAATGAGCACACCGACTTATGGAACGCATTCACAAGAGAGGATAGCACTACTTACTTTAATGACATCAAAAAATGTAAGTCATTACTTGCAAGTGAGAACCTTAAAGTGTTAGTTGATTATATTGCTACCGAGAAACATATTTATGACAGAGCAACAGATACAAACAAGAAGAATAAAAGAGCTTGAGGAGCAGGGGTACTACGTTATTAAGTTAATGAAGACCAATAAGAATGGTATACCTGACTTGATAGCAATACCACGTGACTCAGACGTACTCTTTAGCGAAGTAAAAAAGCCTGATGGGAAGTTATCAAAGCTACAGGAGTACAGAATAAAAGAATTAGAATCTTACGGTATAAAAGTAGAAGTGTTTAAAGGATAAATTAAATTAAATGGAAAAGATTTTAGATGTAAATGTAGATTTAGAGATAGTAACAAAAATTATTAGAGATAAATTTAATGTAGAAATTTTTGATAAGAAAAGAAATAAAGAAATTGTAGAGGGTAGATTGATTTGCGCTAAGTTGCTTCATTCAGCAGGCTATACCTATGCCTCTATTGGTAAAGCAATGAAGAGAGACCACAGCTCAATTATATATTATGTAAAGACTTTAGATAATTTAGTTATACAACCAAATGAGTTGAGGTATAAATACCACCAATGCAAGGACATATATTTTAAAGAGAGTAATGACTTATTAGATAAAATAAATAGAACACATTACGCAGACGAAGTCCTTTTGCTAAGAAAGCAGTTGCATAACTTATCAAACAACGTGCACAGATTGTCATCATTTTACGATAAGTACAAGAGACTTGAAGATATTGTATTGTTGGTAAACGAAAGAACTGAGTTTGGTAAAGAGGATGAAGTAAGAAAAAGAATAATGAGAATGTTCAATACTATAGAAAAATGAAATGAGTATAGAAAACTTTAAGGAGGAGAACGACAGAGCGTTTAGAATCTTCTTCAGTATAGACAGCTGTCATAAGACGTTGACCGTTGTCTACGAGAAATTAGTAGACAGAGAGTTTGATGCAGTAAAGAATGATATTAGAAGTATTATTACTGAACTGAAAGGAATTATTAAATCAGTTGATGATGACGACTTTTAAAACAGATGAGGATAAAATAAGAGAACTTAAATCCGTAACAACATTTGTAAATATTTTTGGAGGTTCATTCAAACGACTTGACGCTAATGATGTGAACTTTAAGATATTCGATAAGGATAAAAACTTAATTGCGTATGTTGAGGTTATACCAAGATTACGCTCAATGAGAATGGCTTACCCGTTAATTGTTCCAGTAAAGAAAATGATTAAGCTGATTGATAAGCGACTAAACCCAACACTTATATGGTGTTGTGAGGATGGTATTATTTATGGTAGGATTGAGCATCTTAACGGAACTATAAGTTTTGATGGGCGCACCCCAAGTGCAGGCACGCCCAATAATTCAGAGTTGATGGCTTACTTTGATAAGCAGAAGTCTTTAAAGTATATACGCTTTACCTAAGAACCAAATCTTTTAACTTTACCCTTACCGCTTGCTCCAAACCTTTGAGTTTTCTTTGTTCCGCTTGCCCCAAATCTTTTCTTGCTACCGTCAGAGTTTCTTCCTGTATAATTCATCTTCTCGTCCTTCATCTGTTGAACTTTCTTTCTAAGAAGACTCTCTACCTCTTTTTCTTCCTTGTGACTTTCGTACCAATCAGACCCCTCACCAAAGTTTTGTTCCCACAAATTTTTATTATATCTCTTTAAGTCCGACTCAGTATCGTACTCCTCACCCGTTTCAGTGTCTACCAGTAACTTTTTCTTTGCTTGCTTCTCTTGAGCGTTCTCTTGCTTAATTGCTTTCTTCTCTTCGCTATCTGCATCTACCTCATCAATCTTTTCTCGTGCCTGTTTAATGATGGCTTCATCATTAGATTCCTCGATGATACTTTTAAGTGCGTTAATCTTTTCTTGCTTAGTAGACTCTCTCTCCTCTTTATTTTCTTTAGCCTGAGCTTTCTCAGCAGTCGACTTTGTATTCTTCTTAGCATACTTAACAGCATTCTTAACCACTGTGTTTACCTCCGAAGGAGCAAGACCCATATTTGATAGCATTGCAAATGGCAACAAATATGTTATTTGTTCTTGTCTTTCACTTGAGATAGTCTTCTTCTTATTAAAGTCATCAGTGTACTCTCCTGTTGCCGCTAACATACTCATATCATAAAGCTCCGTAGCTCTTTGCGCTGATATACCAAACGTACCTAAGTTAGATGTCCAATCAGATTTGTTTACACCAAAAGTAGATAAAGGAAGTCCTGTTCCTTCTTCTAATAAAGTGGAAACTGTTTCTACTGCCGCTTGAATTGGTTTATCTACAACAGGAAGTGGAGATATAATATCTGTAATTGTACCAGTCCACTGACCCTTAATTACATTGTTGATACGCTTATCTTTTTCTTCTTCGTCCTCATCTTCTCCCATTCCCCACTTAGTTAATGTACCTAATGTGATAGCGATACCTGCACTAATAATTTTAAATGTAGCTAACTCGACTCCGAAACCTGTGAGAGATTTAGTGGCGATTTTCTTATCTTCTGCAGTTGCAGTCTTGTCAGCCAACGTTGCAAGGTCTGCACCTAATCTTGCCGATTGGTTCATTCTAAAACTTGCAAATGGCATTAACATTTTTACAAGAACTTGATTAGCTGATTCCTTGCTTGCAAATAACTTACCTGACAAATCTATATCAGATATATTTTGCTGCCTATCAACCATACGTTGAGCGTAGTTTGCCGCCTTTTCATTTAACTCGTGAGTATTATAGTCAACACCGTTAGGGTCTACTCCTTGTTCCTTTAAAGACTTTTCGTAGTAAGACATCCAAGATGCTCTTGCTATAAATACGTCAGGGTTAACTAAGAAGAACTGTAAGTAATCTTGATTTCTTTGTTCAATCCATTTTATTGCCTTGTCAAAATTACCTGTAGGTGCAGTGTTAATTAATTTATTAAGAGATTCAATTTGAGCCTGAGATTCAACACCTCTATTTGCGATACCATATCCTGACTCGCTCATAAACTTTTGTTTAGCTGCATCAAAACCACTCATTATATCTATGCTACCCGCATTAATTAATGTATTGGTAAGTACAGGAACCATCTGCTTAATAGGCTGACTAAATCCAGCTAAAGCCTGACCTACACCAAAAGCTGCAAGTCTATTTAAACTTCTAACAGCCTTAGAGAATTGGTCGTCTGAGTAAGGATTTTTATTTCTAATGTTCCTTATATATAATTCAACTCTATCTTTTAATATTTTAGCATCGTCAGCTGTAGGTACAATCTTTTCAAAATCTTCTGAGTTTTCAAATGCCTCTATTTGTCTGATAGGTGCTGCAGTTTTTATATCAACAAGAGCATCGTACATTGCATTTGAATTGTTCTTATCAAAAGATAGCTCAATATAAGATTTAACTTTGTTATTCTTTTTATTTTTAGGTAATTTTGAAGGTTTTTCTGCCTTCATTAATACACCTGCTGATTCTTTGTAGATGGTACCATTATTATTATGGAATGCAGACTCATTATTTTTTAATAACTCAACTTTACCTGTATCAGAGCTTATTTTTGCAAATCTATCAGGGCTACTATAATTAATATCTTTTTCTAATATTTTATTATATATATTCTCAGATACGTCAGATAACTCTTGGTATATATTAGCCCACTCGTTCATCCAAAAATCAATAGCCTCTAAGTTAGTCTTGTCAGTTTTGTTTTTTATTTCTTGGATATTATTAGCATCTGCTACAATCTTATTGTATGCTTTTTGGTATAACTCAGATTTTTGTTTTTCTACGTCGTTACCTTTAGATAAAACTTCAATAGATTCTTTAAGTAAATCTTTTCTTCTTTTAAAGTCTACTTTCATTTGCTGCTCAGTACCAATAACATTCCTCATCATAAAGGAAGCCATACCTCTCTCTACGTCATTATATTCAGTATTAAATGCCTTATCGTTAGCTTTCTTATTAAATAATTGTTTTACATAATCATTAACAATCATATTTGATTGGTTCTGAGCAAGAGACTTACCGTTGATAAGTTTAGTAACACCCATCATATCCATTACTTCACCCGACCTATTAAACCCTTTGAACATTTTTTCAAATAGGATAGGTAGTGTAGTGGTCTGTTCTGCTAAGAATCTACCAAACCCTTTTAACTTATACTTCATTAAAGGTTGAGCCTTAATACCTGATTTTGCTAACTTACGCGCGTTTAATCTACCAGTATAGTCAGAAACAACCGTCTGCATTTTTGCAGTAGATTGGTTTTGAATAAAGTTAGCAAGAGCATCTACAGCTTGAAGAGATTCTTTAGGAGTAAGAACAGTTAAGTCCATATCCATAAACTGCTTGATTAAACTCTTTTGGTTTTTAGAAAGCTCAACCTTTTCTCCTGTATAGAACGCATCGTAATTTGTCTTTAATATCTCATTTATTACTCCTGAGTAAGCCTTGAATGCTTTATTTAAAAGACTTCTTACAATTGACTCGTTATACTTTGTTAATTTAGCTTCGCCTTCGCCTTCTAATAAATCTCTTAATTGTTCAGGAGTCATATCTGATGCATCAATATCCATCAACTCCTGTACCTCTGCTCTTTGCTCTTCTAAGATTTTTTTATCTTGAACTCTTAACGTATCACTAATATATCTTGTAGCATCCTGAATGCTAACAACTTCAGAGAATTTAACTTTCTCGCCTCTTAATGTAGAGCCCTTTACAGAACTTTTAATCTGAGAAGCCATCTCATTGTACGCATAAATATCGTCCACCATTGATGGGTCAATATTTATAAACTCTTCCGCTAACTTTCTAAAGTCTGCGTTCTTATCTTTATTCTTAGATAGTTTTTTAATATCTGCTTTAAGACCACTTGCTGTTTTTAACTGAGCACCGTACTCTGCATCTGCAAATACCTTACCCATATAGTCAACAAATCTTGACACAGATTTAGGGCTTAACATATTTACCTTAGCAAATTTGCTTATAATAAAACCTCCCTGTCTTGCTGTAATATTACCAGACTTTACAAGCGCTTTAATTTCTTGAGACATTAATATAGCTGCTTGTTTTGTAGCTGCGACTGCTGTCTTTGCTCCCTCTTGTAGGTCTTTAAGACGCTTGATATAAAGTTGTTTTTCGGTTAGCGTAAACTTCTTAACATCTTTTAGTGTACCAAATAACTTCGCTACGCTTGGAGCAGACTTTAGGTTTATACCAAACTTAGTCTTAATATCGCGAATAATTTTTTCGCGTTGTACGTCTGTGGCGTTCTCGTAAACCTTAGAGCCCATCACGTAACTAATTACGTTCTCGGTTATCTTTGCTTGGTCTACATTACGTTTCTTAGACTTCTCTATGATGCCCTCAACTTCACCCATCATCCTGTCAAATCCTTGAGATAACTTCTCAGATATTTTTACTCTTGCAGATGCAGGAGTCTCGGGAGACATAGCACTTTTAATTTTAGATGCAGGTACACCTTCACCTTCTAAGAATAATTTAATGGCTTCCTCAGAAAATCCTTGAGCTCTTGCTTCTTTAACAACCTTAGTAATTGGGTCTGTTAATTGAGCCCTTGATATAGGTGATTGTTTTTCTTTAATATTGCGAGCTTGTTCTTCTAATATAGGATTGTCACTAAAAAAATCGTGTCCAATATATTCTAATTTACCTAAATCTTCAATATTAGAGTCTTTAAAATAACCATTAAACCCAATTCTTTTTAAATTACCTAAATTTTTAATTTTAGAATTATTAAAAAATGCATCTTCTCCAATACTTTCTAATTTACCTAAGTCTTCTACATTAGATTTTTGAAAATTAGCCGAACCACTAATAGTCTCTAAATTACCTAATGATTTGATTTTAGAATCATTAAAAAATGCATCGAACCCAATTGTTTTTAATTTACCTAAGTCTTCTACATTAGAGTTTCTAAATTCAGCATCACCACCAATAGTCTCTAAATTACCTAAATTTTTAATTTTAGAATTATCAAAACTTGCATCAGTTCCAATAGTTTTTAAACTACCTAAATCTTCTACATCAGAATTACTAAAGCGAGCATTATTACCAATATATTCTAAATTACCTAATGATTTAATTTTTGAATTTTCAAAACTTGCAGAAGAATTAATAGTTTTTAAACTACCTAAGTCTTCTATATCAGAATCTTTAAAATTAGCCAAACCACCAATATATTTTAAATTACTTAATGATTTAACTTTAGAATTTCTAAAAATAATACTACCACTAATAGTTTCTAAATCACCTAAGTCTTCTAAATTAGAATTTTCAAAACTACCATCACCATCAATCATTTTTAATTTCCCTAATGATTTAATTTTAGTGTTTGAAATAAAAAGATGTCTTCCAACATATTCTAAATTGCCTAAGTCTTCTACATTAGAATTTTCAAAATAAGCCGTATTACCAATAGTTTCTAAATTATCTAATGATTTAATTTCAGAATCTTCAAAAGTTGCAGACCCACCAATGCTTTTTAGTTTACCTAATGATTTAATTTTAGAATTTCTAAAATTACCATCATATCCAATATATTCTAAATCACCTAAGTCTTCTATATTGGACTGTGAAAAATTAATACTTCCTTTAATACTTTTTAATTTACCTAATGATTTAATTTTTGAATTATCAATATTAACAGTACCACCAATAGTTTCTAAGTCTCCTAAATCTTCTAAATTTGAATACTCAAAAAAAGCATTTCCATTAATTCTTTTTAATTTTCCTAATGATTTTAAACTTGAACTCCTAAATGAAGCATAACCATCAACATATTCTATATTACCTAATGATTTAGCTTTAGAATTAAGAAGGTTTAGGTTACCTATAATAACTTGTAAATTTTTAGCTTTTGTTAAATCATCAAAGTTACCATCAAAATCACCAAATAATATTTCAGTATTTTCATTAATATTTTGTCCGTCTAATTCAATTTTACCTTTTAAATCTTCAGTAAATTTATTATTATTAATTTTATCTTTATATATTGATTTTAATGTGGTTACTAAACCATTTTCTCCACGGTCAACAGAATATTTATAAACATCTTTTACTATATCTAAATATTCAAGTATATCATTCTTAGATATATTAACATCTTGAATTTTTTTAGTAAACTTTTCTACTTTAGTATTATATGCAATAGACTCTAACCACTTTTTCCCACTATTATTTGGTATATTTTCTTTTAAGAATTTATCGGCAACGGGTAACATATTTGCTTCTAAGTCTTGTGCAGAAGAAGCATTACCTCTTACCTCTCCAACTTTATTATCATCCATCCTTACAGCAATTTTTGGTAAAAATTTCTTTTCACCGTCTTCTGTAACAAAAACGTAAAAATCACCGCCTCTTAATTGTTCTAACGCGTTTGTTTTTGTACACCAATAAGTATTTTGTACTAATTGAGATAATTTATTTGCTGTTACTGTTAAATCTTTTCCATTATATCCACCATTAAATTTTAACCATTTACCTTCTTTTGTAGATAACATAAAATTAGAATTAACAATGTTGATAATATTTTCTTCTTGAACCTCTACGTAATCTTTTAGTAAATTTTTACTCTCGCTATCATAGATAGATGCAAGTGTACCTGCATCAAATGGTGTAAAGTTTCTAATTGTTTTATTATTTCTTTTCTTATATTCTTTTGTGTTTGCATCATAATTATGAGTAAGCACAGCATCTAAAATTATATATTTAAATCCGTCACTATAATTAGATTGGGTTAAATAATTTTCCCATTGGCTTAATGTTTCTTTTTGAACATTTATAAATTTTTGAATAAACTGAGCTCTAACATCAGAGTTTTCATCAAGAGCAGCTTTATATCTTTCTATTGCTGCTAAAGATGCACCTTGTCTTTTTAATATAGAAATATCAAATTTAATGGCTTCTGTAACCGCAGGACTATCTTCGTTCATTACGTACAAATCAGCATCCTTTAAAAGTATTCTAAACTCTTCTTTTATTTTTTTATCTACCTCTTCCTTATTAAACTTAACCCCTGATAAACCAATTTGGTTCATTGCCTGAGCAGTTCTCTTGTCATCTATACCAACTCTCTTGTATTTAAGTACATCGTTCTCGGTAAGATTTATTAATCCCTTCTGAGCCTTAGAAATAGGCACAGGGATTGTTTGTTGCATTTGCTCAACTTCAGCTTGTGTTTTTTGAGCTTTAGAGATAGTCTTAGATGGCATTATAAATTTACCTTTATCATCTGTTAAAAAGTAATTACCATTTTTAGCCTCTTTTACACCATATCCATAACGAGCCATTGAATTTCTAATGCTTGCAAGGTCTCCTTTAGTAAAGAATCCTTTATCATTCATACCCAATAAACGAGCATTTGCATCTGCAGATAATTGTGACTTAGATTTAAGCTCTCTTACAACGCCTGTTTCAGCAGCAATAACTTTAGCTTTTTGAGCAATGCTTAATTCTCCTCTTACTTTTTCTTTACCTGTTTTACTATCTATAAATTTATTTCCTTTAGTATATGCATCTTTAACATTCTGAGGCATTATATCCCAAGAGTCAATCTTAGTATCAGGTACACCAACAACTTCACCAAGGATAGCATTCTCATAAGTTGAGTGCGGTGCTTTACCACCAACTTTTGTTGGTTTACCAACAAGCATTATATCATTTTGAGTAAAATTATTATCTCTATAAAATCCATCTCTCAATTCATTGTAATCAACAAAAGCATTAAATGAATTTAATAATTCTTTCAAAGAACCTTCAGGAGTTGTTTTTAAATTACCTATTTCATTTATAGATATTAAAAACTCTTTTCTTTTAGTGCTATTAGCAAGCTCTTCAAATGAATTAACATTTGATAATGCATTTTTTATAGTATTTAATTCAACAGTTTCTTTTTTGAAACCATTCATTGCAGCTTTAAACTTTTTAAAATTAGATTTTTTATTAATCCTTTCGGCAACTAAATCTAATACTCTCTTGTTAAATAGTTTTGCTTTTTCAGCAGACCCACTAATAAAAAATATATAATCAGCTTTTGCAATTTGGTCTGATAATGTTTTTTCAGATAGACCACTTGCCCATAAAACTCCTTTATCTCTATTGATAGGGTCTAATGCAAAACTTGGTCCTGCATCTAAGTAATGCTCTCCCTTAATTACAGTATCATAATAATTACCTCTACCTAATTGGTCTGCCATCCAAAACCAAACCTTTTGATTCTTTGCAATAATATCATCAATTAATTTATTGATATTAATTTTATCCGCTTCAGTTACAAATGATAATGGTAATGGTGTTTTAGAAAATTTTACTTTAGTCCCTTTTTGGCTACGAGATATAGTAGATGGTTCACCAATATTAATTGATGCTCCTTCTTGCATTGCTTGGAAAAGAGCAGTGTTTATTTCTTCACCCTTACGGATTGATTCAGATATGGTATTAAAGAAATCAACAATATCTTTAGTGTTCTTTATATCTTCAAATGGTTTTAATGTACCATTAGTAATCTTTGATACAAACTCATTAATGATTGCTGCAATTTTTTGTAGTGTGCTTGGAGATATAGTTTCTTCTTGTTGTTCTAATATACCACCTAACTCTGCAAGATACTCCTCGTATGTAACATCACCATCGTATAGATTAGCAAATTCAATTAATTGCTTGTTAGTGCTATCCTTTAATACTTTAGAAATTCTATCTTTAAATGATTTAAATAACTTAGGATTCTCACCAAATGCCTGTAGCATTACACCGTGAAAAATCTCGTGTGCTACCGTTCTGCCGTCAGCTCTATCTAAATTAATATCAATACGACCTGAATAACCACCATCAGCGGTTTCATACGCTTGAAAATTTCCTTTTGAACTTTGAGTGCCATTTAATGTTTCCATTGCGGCATTGTAGCTACCCTCGTTGTCGTGAATAATAATGTCAAAATTTGGAAGCACAGACTTTAATGTTGTAAGACCTCTCTGAGCAGACTCAATAATTTTAGTCTTTGCCTTGTCAGCTAATTTTGTCTTGATATTATTTACAGTAGTCTTGTCAGATACAGAGATACCACTATCAGTAGTCGCTTCTTTTTTACCAAACAATTCTTTTAGTTTAGTTACTTCTTGCTCAGGTGTCTTTAAAGACACTTCAGTAGTAGGTTGTGAAATAGGATTTCTTGTCATAGTAGCACGACCTGAATCTTTTACAAACCCAAATTTTTCATAAAAATTTTGTAATTGTTTAGGAGTTTCAAACCCTTTAGCTTTTAAATCGCCTATAAGATTTGGTGTAAGTGTAAGTATTACATTATTTTTATCTGCATTATCTGTAACCATTTTCATTATTGCAGAACCGTTTCCTGTTCTTTCTCCTCTTTGTTCACTAACAACTTCGTCTATCTTTACAATATTATCATCAACCTTAGACATTTTTACTCTGCCTATTTGTTTCCCATCTTCATTAGTTACAGCATACCCGCCTCTAATATCATCATTTGGAAAAATAACATCTGCATCATCAAAAAATAATTCAGTTTTTGCTTTTACTTCTTCTTGCGGTTGCGCAGGAGTGACTTCTGTGGTCCCTGCGGTAGTTACTTGGGATTGTTTTTTTAATACAGGTAAATCTATTTTTACTGTTCCTTCAGTAAAATATACATTTTCCTCATTTAATCCTATTTTATTTAAATAAGGTAATAGTCTTTCTTTAACTTTTTGAAATTCTTCTTCTGATTTTACTTTTATATTATCAAAATTTCCTTTATTAACTTCTATATCTAAATTATTAACAATAGCATCACCATTTATAGCAACTTTTTCAGTAATTAAATTACCATTTTTATCATATTGTAATTCATACCCTCTATTTAATTGTTGATTCCATACTCTTAATCCATCGGTAGATATGCTTGTTGTTTCAGTATACTCGTGTCCTTCAGGTAGCAATGATTGAACGCTTGAAATCATTGTTTTAAAATCTTCTTTATTTCTTGATTGATTTTCAAACTTAGAACTCCATTTATTTGTAGCTTTACCATTTTCATAGATACGGTAAAAACTTACAAAATCATTATCAGACTTAGCTGTAACAACTAAATCTATACTCCCTGTTTTAGGGTGTGCATATTCTAAAATTTCAATCCCATTATTTTCAGAATGAGATACAGGAACAGCTGCTCTATCACTTCCTCCTAATTTAGAATATTCTCCAGCTCCCTCAAAAACATCTGTTAATTTTATTTTTGATTCAGCTTCGGCTTGTCTTTCAGCAATAGGTCTATCATCTACTTCTTTTTTCGGTTGCGCATTAACGACTTCTGTGGTCCCTGTGGTAGTTCCTTTAGGTTGGACGTTTCCTTCGCCCATTTTTGGCAATCCCACTTCGGGCTGTTCGCCGCGTAGCAGGCTTTCATCTGTGCTTGGTTCTTGAATGGCATCTTCTTTAGGTTTAGTTGTTTCTAATGCAGCTTTTTCTGCTATTTTTTTAGTTTCAAAATTGTAAGTAGTCTTTGTAATACCCTGCTCTTCTCCATCTTGACCAAGTTTTTTAAAGTATTTACCATCTCTTTCATAATAAATATACTCTTTTGGTTTTTCTTCAGTTATAACTTCAGCTTTTACTTCTTCTTGTAATTGATTTTCTTGAATATTTTTAATTTCTTGTCTTAAAGCCGCAGCTTTATCTTTCCCAGTTTGAGTTTTATTACCTTCAATATTTTGTAATTGTTTCTCTAATTCAGTAATAGCATTTAAACTTGGTTCATTCAAATCAGGGTTAGCCGATTTAACGTCTTCCTTAATTGAATTTGTAACTACTTTATCTTGAATGATTTTGTTGTATCCAACGTTATCATTTTTAATCTCAAATTTAATAGTAGCAAGCTCAGCTCCACTACCATTCTCTACAATTTCTTTTACGGTTTGCTCTGTTACAGCCTCACCATTAATCTTAAATGTTGGTTTTTTTAAAACCTCTGCATATAAAGATGGGATAGCCATAGGGGCTTCAGATATACCTTCAAGAATTATTTCTGCTTTGTCCATCTTTTGACCAATTGCAGCTCTTGCTGTAGCCTCACCACCTGAACCACCTACCATTTCAATACCAACTGCGGCACCACCCGCCTTAATTTTAGAAGCGGCAGTGTTTCCTAATAACTTAGCACCAACCTTACCTGCTACACGAGCTGTTAAAACATCAATCACACCAATAATTGCACCTCTTGATACAGAACGGATTCTAATAGAAGACAACGCCTTTTCATCTTCTAATACTTTTCTTACGCCTTCTTCAGTAAATGGTAAATTTCTTTTTGTTAATTCTTCTTGTAGTAATTCTCCAAAAGTAAGACCATTCTCAAGAACAGCACTCATTGTACCCATTGCATAAGGCATAGAAGCTAAAGCCGCAGGAATCGCTCCTACCCCTGCTCCACCTACAAATCCTGCCGTAGCGGCACCACCAACAACAGCTGCACCCGCAGCTACTGTTGGAAGATTAGCCATTGTACTTAATGAACTTATTACAAGTTCAGGTAAAACCTGTGGATTTTCAACTAAACCTTTTATTACACCAAAAGTGCTTTCACCTTCATCTTGATATGTTTTTGAAAATGCTTGCATATCTTTAGAAGGTCCAAATCTTTCTACGTCTTTGGTGGCTCTAATATATTTTTGAATTGTTTCTGAAGAAGTATTTTTACCCAATGCTTCCATAGTCGTAGCAGGGGCAACAATAGACCCTTGCCTTTGCCCTTGGTCTATTGCTCTAAATGTATTATCAAGAAATTTAACAGCACCTTTTGTTGTAGCGGGGAAAACTGCAGCAGCTGTAGGATTTAAGTATTGAATTTTATCAGCTAAAAAACTAACCGTTTTTAATTTATCAGAATACCAATCGTCATCTTCAGTTATTGTAGATATATTTTTTTCGTCAGTAATTAACTTTTGAGTTTCTACATCAATAGCAGGAACCATTGGTGCTTTTTCTGTCACATCAATAGCAGGGACAGATGTAGCCTCTGCCATTGGTTTAATAGCTTGCTGAGGGGCTACTGTTTTTGTAGGTGCAGGTTGAGGAATACCAACGGTATTCTTTGCAAATGGATTAAGATTCTGCTCTGACGATAAGCCCGAAGAAGTATCTTCCAAAGTAGATGCCGTAGTGGTTGGTTCTTTTTTTTTTAATGTCGGTTGAGCCCCAACTCCCATAAGGTTCTTATAGTCTTCTATACTTTTATTGTACCCTTCTTTTTGGAATAAACCAAACGAATCATTTAAGGCATCAGGATTGGTAGAAATTAATTGTTTAAAATCATCAATACTTTTTTTGTAGCCTTGTTTTACAAATAAATTATAAGAATCTTGTATTGCTTGCTCGTTCATATATTAATTATATTATTAATTGTATTTACCACCTACACCTTGAGTAGAACTACCAATGTTTTTCTTTATAAAATCTTCGATTACTTTTTTTGCTGCAGCTGCATCATCTTTATCTAATCTTGAATTATAAGTTTTTATTGCACCGCTTGGGGCAACAATATCAATATTATTTCTACCTGAACCTTTTTTTACAGAGAATCCTTGTGGTAATGTAGTTTGTATTAAATCCATTGACTTTTTATCATCACCAAAAAAATCACCTATAGTAAATACCTCAACAGGAATATCTACTTCTACAGGTTTTTCTTTTCGAGTTATACCTTCAAATACATCTGTTGTATTAACGGCTCTTCCTTTGCTAAATCTTGCAGCATTTTTTAAGATTAAATCTTCAGGTAAACCATTAACATTTAACGCTGATACGATTGCCTTTTCTAATTCTTCAGGAGATTTTTTACCATAAGCATATGGAATAAAATTACCACTTTTATCTGAAACTTCAATTTGTGTTGTACCTCTTCTTAAATCTATACCTAAACCTGCAAAGTATTTAACAGCAGCATCAGCTTTATTTGCATCACCTGAAACTAAGTTTGCTAATTGCTCACCAAAGTTAATTGCGTCTTTTTCTTTTTCAGCTTTATCAGCACGATATTTCGTACCTTCAGTGCTTAACTCTCCTGTTTGAGCAGTAGTAGTCATCTTAACCTCTGAATCAAGTTTAGCTAATAAAGAACTCTTAACCCACTGCTCAGCTTCTTTCTTTTGAGCAGCATAATTTGCACCACTCTCATCTAAAGTAGGTAATTGAGTAGAGGTATTAATCTTTAATAAAATTTTACTTGAGTCAGCTTTAGCTTCTTCTTTATCGTAAGTAAAAGACTCAGAACTATAGTTACCTGTATTTTCAGTTAATACTGAAGATAAGTTATATGGGTTAGAAAACCAAGAAGCTACTTGATTATCTAATGCATTATTAAAATCTTTAATTACTCCTGCATATTGTGGGTATCTACCAATAGCACCGACACCCGTTAATTGAGTAATAGTTCCTGCACCTGTTATAGTAGCAGCTTTATATAAAGACTCAACTCTTGTGCCTAAACTTGCTTTGGTTTTATTCATTGCTTCTTCTACTTTAAAAGTAGGAATTTCTGCAAGGATTTTACCTCTAAGCACACTAACAGGGACAATATTATTAGTTACTTTTTTAAGACCTGTAACAGGGTCAATCTCTAAACTTGCAAGATTTACTGTACCGTCCTTGGCATTAATAACTGCTTGTGTTTTTGAAAAATCAGCAAATCCTTCTACTGAAGAAAGATTAGCAATATTCATAGCTTGGAGTTCTCCTTTTTGAACACGCTCCATTCTTGATTTATAGTTTTCTTGGTATAATTTTGAAAGGTCAAATACTTGACTTGTTCCATCATTAAGATTTTGACGTTGTACAGTATAATCTTTTAAACTTAACTGTCCTGACCTTAATAATTTATCTTGCAATAAACGCGCTTGCTGTGCATCAGATGCATATTGTAAGGTAAACTTATTACCATCTTGGAATTGACCTTGAGGAGCATTATCAATCTTAACACCAAGTTGACGAGTATCCTCATCAATTTTGGCTTTTGTATCTTCTCTAAATTTTTTCTCTTTTAATAATGAATCAGAAACCTCTTTACCAATTGCACTCCAATCTACGTATGCATCTTCCTGACGTTCTGCGTATTTATAATATGTTGCCATATAATTATATACCTCCTAATAACTTTAACAATTCTCCTCTACTCATTGCCCCTAATTGGGTTTTTGTTAAGCCGCCTAATGCAGGATTATTAAATGCATTTAATGGACTTGCTCCTTGAGCCCCACCAAATGGCATAGCAGTTCCAAACGGTGTATTTTTAAATTGACTTGCTATATTAGCTTGTGCTAGATTACTTTGAGGCATAACAGCTCTTGTTGCTTGTGGCGCAATCTGTCCTAAGCCTAATGCTGAAGGTGCAGCAAATGGTGTACCTTGAAATGTTTGATTTGAAGTTGCAGGTACTGTTCCTCCTGCACTTGCTGTTACATCTACGCCTGTATTTGGATATAAAGGAACTAAAGATGATATAGCTTGAGTTGCCGTATCTGCTATACCTTTAACTCCTGCTGTAGTAAATGCAGTAGCCGCCTGTTGAGCGTCACGAGCTGCAAGTTGAGCACCCTCAGCTTCACTTAAATATAATTTTGCTTGGTCTGTTGCTAATCTTGAACTTTCTTCTGCAGTTAATTTATCAAGGTTTAACATCTCAGTTCCCATAGCTCCTGCTATTTCTCTTTGACCTTGCTGTTGCGCCATCTGAATACGACCTGCCGTAGCAGCCGCTCCTCTTTCGCTTTCTTGTCCTGCTTGAATAGCCTGTGCACCCGCAGAAACTAAAGCCTCACGCTCTAATTCGTATGGTTCTTTGTTAATACCTAAACTTGCATAGTAATTAACGTCAAGTTTCTTGCGAGCTTCTGCTAATGCTTTTGCCGCTTCTTCTTCTGCTTGCTGTTGAAGTCTTCTTTGTTTGCCTGCCTGAGCAAATGATACTCCTGCTGACCCTGCTGTAGAAGTTACTGCTCCAATTACTAATGCGGTTCCAATTCCTATTCCCATTGTTATAATATTTTTACTAATTCACACGTATGTTTATGACCCTCAATATATCCAAGTTGTTTATATGTTTCCACTAAACCATTATTTTGGATTACAGCATAACCATATTTATAACCTGCCTCTTTGCTACTATTGGTAAGCGTCTCAAGTAGAATATTAATAGCCTGCTTTCTATATGGTTTCTTTCTATATTGCTTGTTTGATATAATCCAATTTATCCAAACTATTTTAGAGTTTGTTGCGTACATAAAGCCCGCACAAATTGGCACATCTTCATCTAATACCATAATACCACCTGTCCCCTCACTTGGTAAAAAATCTTTAGCGGGAGGTTCAAACCCCCAATCTCTCCACCATCCTATAAGAATGTCCTCGTAATCGTTTGTATTTAAAGGTCGTATAGTAAATACCATATTACTACAAAGATAAAGTTTTTATGGATAACTTTTCATAATATCCGCCTCTGCAGCAAATAATTCTACCTTATTGGTATTAGTATTCTCAAGGGTGAATGTGCAGTAGTGACCCAATACTCCGTGAGATTCAGCTACCGAGTTCTTAATGTATAAGAAATAAGCTGTTTGAGATGGTATAGGATAGACTGCCCCTGCAATTGTAGAGTCAATAGTTAACCTATTAACACCAAAAGGAGGAAGAACATAGTTTACTTCAATATTAGTTACTTGCCCTGCAAGCACCAACGCAGTTGAAGGAGGTATTGCATAGTACACGTAGTCGCCTATGCTAATAATGCTTCCTATAACTACTAATGGGTTCATAGAGAAAAATATTACTTGTGCTGTATTAGGACCTGAAACTGCAATGCTTCTACCTATACCATTTAATGACCTTAATGGGTATTGGTCTGGCGATGCCGGCACCGTTCCTGAGTTTCTGACAAATGCAAAGTAAGACTGCTCCTTCTTAGAAAACCAACTATAATCAATAGTCCCTGTGGTTTGAATGTCTGTAATTAAAGTTGCAGCCCAAGCGTCGTCACCCTCTAAGTTTAAAGTCTTAAATAATTTATTCTCAAGAGGAGCATCATTAAATACACTTGTTAGTTGTGAAAAATATTGGTTCCCGTAGAAATTATTCCTAACCGCATTGACGTTATGACGATACAAATTACCTCCTTTAAATGTATAGAAGTAATTGTTCATCCCAATCATCCAATCAGGTTGGAATGAGTAAAATGATACCCATCCTTTAGCCGATTCACTATATGTTAATGTATATTCCATCTATTTAATATTAACTACAACAATTAAACGTATTAATAATTACACCGGCTAACACTTCATATGCTAATGGGCATTCGGGAATTTCTGAAATTGTAATATACCAACCATCAGCTAAAACACTTGCTCCTCCACTATCTTGATATACTGCATCTCCTACTATTAATCCCGGTGTTACTGAGTTTGTATAATAAGTAGTTGGCATTTCTTGCCCACAAACGCCTTCAGAATTTGGTTGTGGTTCTGTACTTGAAACGTATGCTATAAGAGCACAGCAACTTAGAAATTCTGTTACAACTCCTGAGACTACTTGATATGACATAGGGCACTCAGGGTCAATTGTAGGTATAGAATACCAACCATTATCTAATGGGATACTTGCTGTAATATCATAAAATACAGGGTCTCCTGCGGCAATACCATCATCTATACAGTCAACAGGCTGATAGTAGTATGTATTATCTATTGGTTGTGCGCACGCTGTATTTGAATTTTCTTGAGCTGATGTAGTTGTAGTAAATGAAAAAATACAACAACTTGGGCAAGTTTGCGCTACTTGTAATACGCAACCTACTTGCCTTCTTCTAACAATAGTATCTGAATAATATCCATCAGAGGCACAAGTAAGTAATGTTGCGTCCGTAAAGACCGCAGTCGCTGTTGATAATGTTGGTCCGTTTAAGTAGTAATTTGTTGTAATCGGCATAATTTTATTTTTTAAAGACTGCAATCACCTAATAAATCAAATCCTATAATACCACTAATTAAAAATGGAGTATAAGGTTTTAATACACATATAGTATTATATGGTAATGGAGTATCTCCTGTTATTGTTAAATTTTGACTGTCTCCATTGCAATCAATCCATTGAAATTCAGCACTTGGAGTTTCTAATCCTTCAGGACTAAATGTACGACAAGGTAATTCGCAATCACAACAAATAGTAGTTATATTGTCATTTTCATCGTAACACAAAGGTACAGAAACTGAATCTCTAAAATCCCAAATCAAATATAAATATTCTCCTGTAGTTGGTACAGTAAAGTCTGCATAATTATAGGCACCACCTCCCAAATTAGGGGAAGCCGTACTTGCAACAAACAATAAAATCTGAATATCTACGGGGTTATTAGCATACAATGTATTAGACCTGTAATACATAAACTTATCACTTAAAGGGTCAAAGTCAAATGTATCACTTGCATATTTATTTGTACTAATAGTCATTGTACTTCCTGCAGGAGGAAATCCTCCAGACCCTACATAACCCGTTAGTATATTGTAAAATGAAACAAGAGGATTGGCTGTACCTGAAACAAATGATACCAAATTAGATTGTAATGGAGAAACAAAAGTTCCATTAGTGTATCTATATTGAGTATGAATAGTTTCTCCTGCTTGATAATCATTAGTTACTACTACATTAACAATCTTTAATTCTTGTTGAGCAGGGCAATTAACAGTTAATTGAAGAGTTACGGTTCCACTTGATAATATTTGTATATCAACCGTACTTATATTTTGAATATCTTTATTAAAATTAAAACTACCACTACCGCCAATATCTCCTGAACTATAAATTATATCATTATAATTTGCATTAATTGTAACTGTACCTACGCCAACAATTGAGTATGATATAATTACATCACCTACTAATTGACTTAAATCAACACAATAATTTATCTCATCTCCTATAGTTAAAGCAAATGTTTGAGTAATACCACAATCTAAACACTGAGGATTACTTGGTACTACTATATCATTAGATGATAATACATATTCATTTAAATAAGGGTCAAATCCTCCGAGCTTTTGAGTATTAAAAGATTCAATAAATAAATCTCTAAACCAAGACCTCATCCCACTCTCTGATACAACAGTTAGTTGACTTGAAGCAGAATCATCCCCCGTTAACTGAATAACGGCACCTCTCTTGGTATCTGTAAAGTATCTATCTGTTCCCCACTGAACATAACTTTCAGGGTTAAAGCTAATACCATACTTTTCAGTACGAGCAACTTGGCTCCCTAATATCTCAGGTACAGATGTCAAAACACTACCACCTGTAGCATCATACAACATATTTTTACCTTCTAATACATAAGAAATTTTATCTTCTTGTAATACAAGAATATCAGTCTTCCTTGCATCCAGTAAATAGATTGGACCAAAAGATATTTCTAAATTCTTAAAGTTTAATAAGCCTAAATTAAATTCATTTAACTTATTAACATTTGATTCGTTATTAAATACACCGCTATAAGTAATGTCAGCAAATCTATTTACCTCGCTGTAGTCTTGATTAGCTACAGACGTTACTCTATTGCCTAAGTTAAATGCTCTTCCTGTGATTGAATCACGAATCTTATAACTTTCAACACCATTACCAAAAGCAAAACAGTTGAAAAAGTTTGTATCTATAACAGCAGGGATACCAAGAGCAAAGTCTTGGCTAGTCACATTACCCGTATGCTCACCCGATGCGCTGATACTAAATGACAAATCATTCTCATACCAAATGTTTGGCTGTGCATCTTGAGGCTCTGTCTCAAATACAATTGTAGTCTCTGCCCTGTAAACAGTTATGTCAGCACTTGCCTTTGACAATCTACCCGCACGACTACCACCACAAGTATATGTACCTGTAACAAGTAATCCTAAATAGTTTGTTGTAGCGTTTCTATAAAACTTATAGTAGTTAGTACCAAGAGCTGTTAAAACATCTATTGCAGTAGTGGCAGTAGTTGGTATATAAACATTATTAATTGTACACCCACCACCACACTCAGTAATACCATCATTAATAGTAGTTTGGATATTTTCTCCATTCCACCAATCTTGCATATTATCATAATTATTTGATGATACATATGTTTTTTCTAATGTATAAATCCTTCTTTCACAGGCACCAGTTCCGTCACTCTTACCTAATCTTGATAACTTTATAAGTAATTTTATTCTACTCCCCGCAGGTACGGTATAATCTTGATATACCCAAGTTGGGTTTAAAGGGTCATATCCTACTACACGTTCAACATTCATTGGGTAATTTAATATAGGAGAAGTACCTTCGTACTCAGCCGTTGTAAGTAAATTTCCCGGAGCTATTACAGATAATTCGTCAGTGACAGCAGAAAAACTGTTTGTATTTATTTTCATATAAACTCCCGAAGGAACATATATATCTTGAGAAGGGTCTAATTCACTTGGTATAACAATAAAATTTTCAGCCTTAGATTCTTTTTCTAAAACAGTTGCATAAACACAAGTTTCTGTAGGACCATCCGAATCAGCCTTAACAATAAATCTATCGCCTTGCTCTACCTTCCTTGCATTCTCACCCTCAAGTAAAAAATATGTTTCATTTGTATTTGGGTCTTTAAAGAATATACTACTATAAATAGTTTCATAATTTTCTTCGTCAGGCTTAATTACAAACTTATATCTTTTTGCCCAATAAGGAGCAATCTGTGTTGGAGGGATAGTTACCCTAATACTATTTTTATTTTTAGCATCTCCACAAGGAATATGTAGAGTATTATTAGGACTTACTAAGGCTGTTGAAGACCTATTAAACTCGTCCATATAAACAATACCAATCTCGTAGTCTCTATTACTATGTAGACTTTTAGGGTTTGCTATTTCTTGAAATGTTGCCTGAGCAAAATTTACTTTATAATATTCAAATACACTTTGAGTTGGAGTAGTTACATTATCAACATATTCCATTGCAGGAAATAATAACCCAATAACAGAACTACCCGGTAATGTATCAATAAATATAGGTTGATTTGTTCCTGTTATACCACTTCTATATTTAATTAATGCATCTAATGTATTTGGTAATACACAGTTTACGTTATCTGTAAAAGTAATACCATCACAAGATGTTTCATCTAATGGATTTGCAGAATACACAGGTTTAATGTTAAGGGTTGTACCAATAGCATCTTTAAATTCTGTACTATTTGCTAAATCATAAGCCGAGGCGTAGTTTGTTTGTAAATAAAATGTAAATGATAATTGTATAGTTCCTGTAGTTGCAGTTGGGTAAGGCAAAGTACCTGAAAATTGTGCGTGCTCAATATTAACATCTAAGTTAATAGAAGAGCCTGAAATTAAATTTAAGCCATCTAAATCCATAGTAACATACGCATCTGTTACAGATATAGGTCCATTAATAGTATAATTACCTATACCTGTTCCGTCAGGTATTGGTGTATCCCCAATTGTTTCACTTACTAATGTAGTAGTGTATTCAAACATTGTAGCAATACCATTTAAATCTACAAGGTCGTAACCTTCAATATAATTACCATACATTAATCTATTACCCATAATAGTTTGAGCTTGTGCAAGAAGTGGTACGTTGTCGTACAATCTAAGCAACTCAGATTCAGGTAATACTGTAAAGATTTTACTATTTGAGAATTGGTAAGGGTATAATGAATTATCAGGAATACCTAATTCTTGTTTATTTAATTTTTCAATAACCTTAATAATATTACCATCTGCATTTTTAAAAAGTAAATCAATACTCTTTACAAGAGGTCCGCCTGTATTCAAAGTTATATTACAGGCATTAGTATTATTTACCATTCCCTCATTTAAATAACTTTCAATACTGAAATTAAATGGTTTAGGAAAGAATGAAGGTGCCGAGAATTGAGACGTAGCAGAATACTGCCCATCCGCATACTCATATCTATAAGCAAAACAAATAAATCTTGTCTCTAAGAAATTATCTTGACTACTTGTAGCTATTGGTTGAATAGTAGGTGCCTCAATAGGTGGTTGCTTTATAACTAAAATTGATTCAGCACTAAATTGGTCTATATCTAATACAGGATTAGGATAGTTAATTGTAGTTTTTATAAAGCGTGGCGGATTATAGTTATCTGTGAAATATAAAAAATCATTAATTATATTAACGCCAGTAATTAAATATGTTGGATTAAAGTTTAATGTTGTATTTAAACCATTACCATCATCTATACTTATTACATTATAAGTTAATATGTTAGTAAAAACATTAAACGATGCTATTATATCAAGTTTACCTGTAGCTCCTACAGGAAATGCAGGGTCGTGAACAAACCAATAAATTGTTTCATTGGCAGCATCTTCAACGGCACCAATACATCTTGCTGATGCGCTTAATGGTGTTCCGTCAATATAATTTAAAGAAGTAAGCGGTAGATTACCTTTAGTATTTTCAATAGCACCAATCTCAGATTGTTCTGTAGAACCCATCCTAATATTTAATGCATCAATATACTCGCCATTAGGAATAAGTCTCTCATCGACAACTTTATTCATTCTGCCCGCTGTAAAATTCCTTGTTATATTCGCCATAATATTATTTAATCATCTTATCCATCCCTCTTAGATTCATTAATAATCTTCCCGGATGTATATTGCTAATTCTTATTTTTGCATTTCTTAATAATGAAGACTTATTTTTGCGAGCACGTGCAACGACATATTCCTGAACTCCTAATTTAGAGTTTACTATCTCGTATTGGATATATGCGTATATATACGACTCAAATAATTTATTAACAGTTACTAAAGAGTCATCTCCATTTTCCATACCATCAGATATATACTCAAGAATACACGACTGCTCCATCATATCTGAACTAAAATTAATTACACCCTTCTTCTTATCGATATTAAATGTTGGGTTAAAGTTAGCAGTTTCTGTGTTTAAACCAAAACGAGCACCAATAGTAAATTGGAAGTACCATAGTCCGTCCATATACCAACCTTCTTGCCCGTTGTAAGGGCTGTTTGGATTTAAGTAGATGTCTTTCTTTTGGTTATTTAATCTTTGAAAATCAATTTGAGAATTTTGAGGAGATATAATATTACCATTTTGGTCAAATAAAATAAATCCTTTATTATCTTGAAGGTAAGCATTAGCCGACAACACTTGAATATTCTCTGTAAGTGGTCTTAAATAACCATCCTTGTACAAAGAAATACGTACCCAATTGACATAATCAGATGGCAATACAAAAATTAAGTTGCTTGCTACAGTTAACTCTAAAGCCTTTATCTCTTTAAATGCATCGTAATTTAATTCTTGAACCGCTCTTTTGGCGTGGAATAAAATCTTATATCTCTCCTCATTATTTACTAAAGAGTGATTACCATAATACATTAATAAAAAGTTATTAACTATATCATATAGTGATACATATTGGTATGAACCCCAGTTTTTATCTTCGGGAGCTACACCATTATTATCGTAGTATTCGTATTGTGATATATATGCCATAATTTATTTTTTATTGTTTATTAGATGATAGGCTTCCGCTTTGCTCTTGACCTATTGCAAATGCTGCAACCTCAGACTCTCTAATTGATACACCACAATACTGAAGAATCTTCATAATTAATTTATATCCATCTTCAATTGGTAATTGGAAGTCTTGATAGTCAGGTTGAGATTGGTCAAATGCAGGCTCACCATTTACTAAGGTAATATAAGTCCACTTAGGGTCTGCAGGATAGCTAAAGTATGTACATTTTACAGAGTTAACCCCATTAATAGTATCAGGGTAAACACTAATAATATTTCCAACTAATGTGTATGCAGGGTACTTAGTATTAGGAGTTGTATAGATAGAATCTACCAACATATTAATCTTGCTAACAGAAACTTTTTCTGCTTCACCTAAACGTAAACCAAATAAATCAAAAATCTCTATCTTAGAAATCATATAAGCATCAAATCCCGTAGTTATTAAAGACGGATATTTATATTCATTAGTTAAAGGTGTTGCTTGAGCAAGCGTATCTACGTGCATAAAAATTTCTAAAATTTCAGCAATAGGAAGTTTAGTATCCGCGTAGTCTGTACCTGAAACACGAGCGTTTTCAGCATTTGTAACCTTATTATAACTAATAAAATACTCCTCATATATCTCCATTTGCGCATTTTTAGCGTACAAATTAAAGTCTGATGGAGAGATATAACCGTAGTTGTTTTTATTTAACACGGATAGGACTGTGTTTCTTACGTCGTTAATCATCTATATTCTTTTTTTTACAAATATAAAGAAAAAAGGGGGTACAAATTGCACCCCCGTTAATTGTATTTTTACTATAAACTAATCTATAGGTTACTCTCTAACATCTTTAAATGGTCAAGACCATCATCAGATTGAAGGTAATGAGCTACTGTTAAATAAGGGTCCTCCCCAAATGGTACAGAAAGCATTTTCTTTTTATTGGTAGCGGTATTAAACCAAACCTCCTTGTTGTTGTTTCTGAAGTTTAATAGCTTAGCATTAAAGAACACGTGAATGTTAGCATTGTGTCTAAGCATTGGGTCATTTAATACGTTTAAGAAAGCTCTTGGGTCTCTTTTAGCAAACACCAATATATCTCTCTTTAACTCGGCTGTAGTAACTTTCTGAGGGTCTCTTCCAAATAATACCCTTGACATTGTTTCTAATTGGTCAAGAGATAATTGGCGAGCCTCAATAAGCGCATCAACCTCAATATTTAAAATCTCTACCTCTTTGTTGGCATCCTTTTCGTTGTTAACTTCTACGAAAGACCTACCGTTTAATGGATGGTAATATAAAAACTGCTGTAAAACAGGATTAGTTCTTGAAACGCTTAAAAAGCCATTTTCAAAAATAACAGGTTCAACAATAGCATTACCATCTTGTTCGTCCTCAAAAGGACTTCTTTGATTGACAGCATATCTTAATGCTCTGTTGACGTTATTTGCTTCGTCAAACCAAAGTAATGGATAGCGTCTTGAATTTCTTATAGGCAGCGTGTACGAAAGTGGAGCTGCTTCTTTAACTAATTTGTAGATTTTATCTACGGGTGTTGCATTTTTCATTTGATATAATAAGATTAAATAATAAATAAAATAAAGAAGGCAGTGTCTTTAAAGACACCACCTTCTTTTATTAATTAGTAGTTGAACAATACGAAGTTGTTCGCACCAAGTGTACATACACATCTCTCAGACAAGAAGTTAACCTCCATTGCGTCAAGGTCGCTTGTAGCTGCACCACCTGCAGAACCTGTAATCCAAGTTTTGTATCTGCGGTCTTCTGCCTCTGTAGCTCTGTAACGTACGTGTAAGAATGGTCTCTTAGCGTTTTTACCCATAATTTGGTCATACACTGAAGTAGAACCTGCAGGAACTAATAAACCGTTTACACGACCTGAACCAGCTGTAGCAGGTAAACCACCACGCATAGTTGGGTCATTTAAGTATTTCCAATCAGACTTGTAGAAATCGTAACCTCTACGGAATCCTGTGAAACCTAAGTTTAATGCCATCTCGATGTCGTTATCAAACAAACCAAATGAAGCTCCGTTTGCAGCAGAACCACTATTGTATCCGTTTAATGTAGCCAACATATCGTCAATGTCAAAACCAAACTCTCTGTTTAAGAAGATTGCATTCTCTTCAATTGCACCTTGCTTATCTAAACGAGAGATGATTGTATCGAAATCAGCTAATGTAGTTGGATTTCCACCACCCCATACGTTTCCTCTGTTTTCTACTACGTAGAAGATACCTTCAGAACCTTTGTTACCTGCAGCAGTGTAAGTAGTTTGAGTTACTACACCTGAACCTGCTTCTGCGGGAACTGCTTCAACCATAGAGGTCTCTAAGTAATCCTCAAAACGTAAACGAGTTTCGTGCTCAGATTTCAAATACCATAAGTAACCATTTGCTCCATTTTCAGTAGTAATTTCTACCCATCCAATTTGAGCCATATCAGAACCTGATACTGCGTACTTGTCTTTGATAATGATTGGAGAGTTTTCAAAGAAATCGTCGTTAGCCTCTAAAGAGCCTTCCATTCCGTTTGTTCCTTTTTTAAACTCTGAACCATAAATCCAAACAGTTAATGTTGCTGCTGAACCAAATGTTTGACCACCACCTTCGTAGTAAGCAACTTGGAAAGTACCTGCAGTAGTGTTAACTGCAATAACGATACCTTTGTTAGAACCTGTTCCTGCATTGTCAGAAATGTAAACAGTCTGTCCTTTACGGATAGCTATTCCACCTGAACCCGGACCTGAAGCAGGGATAAGTGTATCACTTACTGTAATTGTTGCTGTATCAGCAGCTGCAGATGCAGATGACGCACAGTTAATATATTTAGTGTGAAGACGACCTTGTTCTGCCCATTTTACTAAGTCAGAGTTAGAAGGCATCTCAGCTCCTACCATACGAAGGAAAGAAGCGATTGTTCTGTTACCATAACGCTCAAATTCTTTCTCATAAGTATCAGGAAGATACTGATTTAAGAAGTCGAAGTTGGTAATGTAATTTGTCGATAAAGGGACTTGCTCAGCACTCGGCTGTAACGCAAACCCCGGTGAAGGTAATATTGCCATTTTTTCTTTTTTTTAAGTTTTTAAATTCGTTTAATACTTTTAATTTTTAGGGCACGACCTGAATCGTTGTCCTTTGCTTTTACTTGCATTCCTCCTTTGTTTGTTACTTCGGGTGCTCTACGCTCAGACATATTAATGTTTTTAGTCTTGCGCATTACATCCTCGGTAGCATCAGATAAACCTTGTTCGTAAAAGAACTTGGCAAATCTGTCGGGATTCATTGCGATTGCTAATGACCTGTGGTATCCTGCTGCGTCTTTCATTAGTCCGTCTTCATCCAAAAACTTATTAATAAAGTTTAGTGGTGTTGATTGACTTTTTTTCAACTCATTAGAATCACCGGGAGTAAAAGATAACTTTCGGTCATTTACGTTAAATTCAAAACCTTTAAATTCTTCGTTAAATACCTCATCTGTCTTCTTTTGGAACCAATCGCGTTTGCGAGATTCTTGCTCCTGTTGGCTTTTTGCTTGTTGTGTATATTGTTTATAAGCCTCATAGACTTCCTTCTCTTCATTAGGAATACCTACCGCACTTGACTCAAGGGGCATATTGTATTTTTCCTTTTGTTGATTGAAGTATTTTTTAGCTTCACCAATAATCTTCTTCTTTGCTAACTTTATTTTTTTAATTGTATGCTCCTCGTCAATATCTTCATCGTAACGATAGTCGTCCATTAGGACATCAATATCGCTATCATCAAAACCTTCCTGAGTGGCAGCCAAATAACTATGCAAAAGTTCTTCAGGCTCCATTGAATCGTAATCCTTTCTCAAATTGACAAAGTCTTCAAATCCTCTTCCTGTTTCCTTTTTGTATTTAAAATAAGCAGCAACGTCTTCGGGCAAATCTTCTGCCTGACTACGCTCAGCTAACAACTCATCAAATGAGTTAATCTGCTTATTATATCTCTTCCCAATATATGAAAGAACGTCTTCTTCTTTTAATTCAACCTCCTGTGCAGCTTCCTGTGCAGGTGTTTCCATATTTATAACCGGAGTTTCCTCAACAGTTTCATTAAATTGCTTTTCGTGTTTGTCAAGCAATTCTTTTTCTACTTCTTGTACTGATTT